GATTTGGCTCCAATAATGCAAAAACCCGCCTCTGGGGCGGGTCGGGTGACAGGTTTGGTGATGGGTTTGGTCGTCGGTCAGTCGGTGCGGCCGCGCTGGAAGGCTTCAAACATCAGATCGCGCATGGCGCGAATGTCTGTCTCGATGCGCTCCAACCGGTCGGCGTCGCCCTTGCGATCTTCGGCGCGCTGGCGATCCACGCGGTCACGCTCGGCCATAAGTTCGCGGTCCAGTCGTGCCAGCATGGCATCATTGGTGAACGCCCGGCGCGTGACGGCGGCCAGCAGGGCAATCGTGCCGCCGATCAGGGCGGTGATGGCTGCGGTGATGCCGTGGTCGCGCAATGCGGCACCAACCTCCTGCAGGAGAGAGTTTTCTTCTGTCATTTTGATTGTCCTTCAGTAATCGGTCTCGACGTAGACACCGGAGCAGTCGTAGGCGACGGCCGCCGCCGTTGCGCCGTTGTTCATGTAGTTGCGCGGGCTCAAAAGCTGGGTGGCGGCGGGCATGTCGGTGGTGATGGTGAATTCGACGGCCGTGCCGCTGACCTCCTCGACCACACGGACGCCGATGTCGGATCCGTTCGGCGCGGCGGCGATATAAAGCGTCAGCACATTGGTCAGGCTGTTGACCGGGAAGCTTGCGCCCAAATCGGTCAGCGTCGGCGCGCCGGAGCCATCGTTGTGCACCAGCTGCCAGTTGGTATGGGTGCCGCGCTGGAAGCCGATGCCGATGCAGTTGACCGCAGCCGCCAATGTCAGCGTGGTGGCGAGCGCAGCAGTCGAGCCATAAAGCCCGAAGAACCCCATGCCGTTGGCCTGCAGGGTCGTCAGAGACAGCCGGTTGACGTAGTTCCATCCGCCCAAACCATCGGCATTGCCGCGCCAGCAGACCCAGCCTGCAGATCGTTCTTCGGCCACCGCGTCGGCTGTTGCGGCACTGGTCACCCGCCAGCGCCGCATGCTGGTGGAAAGATTGGTGGTGGCCAAAGTTGGCGTCGCAACTGTGCCCACGGCCGTGCGGGGCATGCCATTGGTATTGACCGTGGTGCTGGTCGACGGTGCCCATGTCGCGATCCGGTTGACCCCGAAATGCGGCTGCAGCGGAAAGAAGCGTCCCGAGGGGCGCTGCACATCCAGCCATCCCGCCCCGGCGCGGTCGCGTGCGTAGACGGCGAGCTTGCCTGCGGGCGGCGGGTCCGGGGCGGCGGGCAGGCTGGGCATGTGCAGCGGTTCGGGCAGCTCAACCCGGCCCGAGTTGCGGTCGATCCTGATGGCATCAAAGAAGGTCGATCCGTTCGGGCTGACCTTGAAGCTGAAATCGTCATTGCCCAGCGACCCGATCAGCGCTCGTGCGGAAAACCCGGTCTTGAAGGCAAAGGCGGCGTCGTTTCCAGCAGCATTCTTGTTGAATGTCGCCTCGATCCCGGCACCGGCGTTGTTGAACAGCATGGCGGGCGCGTTGATCGACAGGCGGTTGTAGCTGTCGGCGGTTGCTCCACCGAGGCCCAGCAGCTGGGCGGTGAGGTTTGCCTGTGGCATGCCGACCTGCGCGACCGCGTTCGCAAAGGTCACGGTGGGGCTGTTCACGACCATGGTGCCGCCTGCGCCCGCCGTCGCCGAACCGATGTTCACCACCGTGTTGGACCCAGACGCCCCACCGGTTCCGAGGTTCAACGTCTTGGAGACGCCAGAGGGCGTCGCCCCTGTTCCCATCCCATAGGTGGCGGTTGTCGTCGCCGTCCCGATGGTGGCTGCAGCTGCCGAAACCGTGACCGTGCCCGAGGCTGTTAGCGTGCCGGAAAACGTCTTGTTGCCGCTGAACGTTTGGGTGCCTGCAAGGATCGCCAGTTCGGAAGATGTGTTTGGCAGAGTGAAGGTTCGGGTGGTGCCTGTTGTGATCCCCGACAAAGAAAACGTCGCCTTCTTCGTTGGATCGGCGTTGTTCACCAGACTGAAGATGGCATCAGATATATCCACCGGTTCGCCGACCGCATCCCAGGTGGTGCCATTCCAGACAACAAAGGCAGCCTCATCCGCGATCCAGGCCAGCCAGCCCGGGCGCGGTACCAAGCGCATCCAGACGCCGTCGACCCAGAAGGCCACGTTCAGATCCCAACCGGCCCACAGCCCGGTGGCCCCACTGGCCACGATATGTCGGTCACCGTCAGCGGAACTGGCAGGCGGTGTGGTGCGCGTGCGATCAAGGACCGACAGCTGGACCATGGCATCGAGCAGCCGCAGCGCTTCATTGTGGGTGACATGCTTTTGGGCCTGCGATGCCAGGATGTATGGCAGCAGGAGGTGGGTGGTGATGTCGGACATGGCTGCCTTCAGAAGGTAAGGGTGACGGATCGAACGGCACCCCGGCCGATCAGGGCCGAAAGCTGATAGATGCGGATGGAGAGGGATTGGCCCGGGCCGAGGGCGCGCCCCAATCGGCGGTCTGCTGGGCGGCTGTGTAGAGTGCAGAGGTGGTGGCAACTTGTAAGGTTCTCTTGCGAGTTGCCCCGTCGAAGATTTCCACCTCATAGGCCTCCCTGTCTTCCGCCAAAGGAACATCCCCCGCGCCCCAGGCGTCGGCGGCAAGCGACCGCGACCGGCGTGTCCAGCGGATTGTCAGGTCGCCCGGGTTGCGCGCTGTTCGCCATGGCTGTGGAACATGGCACCCCGAGAAGGGCCGCAGCCCAGCGCCCTCTGGCGTGAATGTGGCCGCGACAAAGGTTTCATCGCTGACCGGGCGCGAGGCCGGGCCGATGCGCCAGTTCCATGGCAGACCGAGATCGGCCTCAGAAATCGGCAATGATGCTAGCGTGGTGTCCAGCACGACAACCCGCGCGCCGGTCGGCACCATGCTGACTATGGCACCTTCCGTCCCGCGCTGACCGCGCAGCAGCCGTGTCAGGCGATATCGTCCGGGCGCGATCAGCTCTGTCGCCCCCGCTTGGACGATTTCCCATTGCCCAAGACCAGTTTCCACTGCCAGTGCATTGGCCCCGCCCAAGAGCGAGATGTCGGTGACGCTCTCCAAAGTGCCCGAGAACAGATCGACCAACAGCGTATTGCCAAGATCGAAACGTGACACCGGCCCGGCATAGAGACTTTCCGCCAGCACGCCAATCCGGGCGCGGCTGCCAAATGTGGTCAGCAGCGTAAAGCCATCTGTCGCGGCACTACGATAGACGGCCATTTCGCCTGGCCACGGCTTGGATTGGGCGGCAACGAGTGGGCGATGCGCAGGTTGATCCTCACGCAGTTGTGGCAGGTCCAACAGGATGACGTCTGGTGCGCCAAACACCGTAGGCGTCGAGAGAGAGGCTGGGCGAGGATCGCCGGGCGGCAGATCGTAGACGGCGCGGTCCTGGCGCACCGCATCGATGCTGCGCAGGTCCGAGTCTGCAATCGACACCAGCCGCATCTCGGTCAGGCGACCGTCATGATCGAGCAGGATCACATCGCATGGGTCCAACGCCAGTCGTGAAGGTGGCAGACGAAACACCGCGCTTTCGCGCCCGACCCAAGCCTCCATCAGCGCACGACGGCAACGGCGCTCCGCCTCTTCGGGCGGCACCGCCATTGGGAACGCCTCGGACGCGATGCGTGTGGTATCGACGGTGATGCGCCGGGCCTCGACCTGCGCCGCGTCATAATCCTCGTCCGCCCGCGCGACTTGCCATTTGAGAGCCTGCGGCAGTTCGGTTTCCTGCGCGCGGGTCAGTTCCATCACGTCGCCCTGTGCAGAAGCCGGGGACACCATGCTGTCGGGCGTGATGGTCAGACCGGCGATCCGGCCGCGCATCAGAAACCGAATGCGGCCCTCGCTCTCAACGGCATCGAAGCCGAAGTGGCGGGCCAGCGTCGAAATCGACGCGCGCGGGGCTTCCAGTGCGGAAATCACGTAGCCTTCGACAGCACCCCAGAGGCCGGAGACGTCTATCTGCTCTTCCGGCATTCCGGCGCGCAGGCACAGGTGTCGGACGAGGGCGGCAAGCGACACCGCCCCTAGCCGCCCTGTCAGCCAATGCCCCAGCTGCCAGTTCGGACCATCGGTCCAGACGTCCGTCAGTTCGGGAAAGAATGGATAGGGTCTCGCGTCCCAGGTCCATGCGGCGCATTCGGGAACATGAACCATGCGCGCGCCGCTAACGCCCGAGATCGGATTATTCTCCGAGTTGTTCCAGAACAGATATGTCGCTTCCAGATAGGCGCGCTGGATCGCGTCATCCCGCCAGCCGCGTGAGAAATAGGGTGTGAAGCTTTCCGAGGACTTCGGGTCAAAAAACACGTTCGGCTGGTTGGTGCCGCGATCAATTGCTGGACACCCTAACTCTGTGAACCAGATCGGCTTTGATTGCGGCACCCATGCCGTTGGCGTCCCAATTTCCACACCACCGGGTCGGTTGAAATGCGGGTTTTGCCACCATGCCCGCAGATCCTTGAAGCGGAAGACCCATGGCTTGGCCGCTGCCCCATCAGTGATCGGCGTGCGAACCTGTGCCGTCCGGTCGGCTGGATTGGGATAGAACCAGTCGAACCCTTCACCGCCGGTGATGTTCGATTGCAGGTAGCTCCGGTCATAGATCGCAGGCGCCAGCGTGGCATCGGCGTGATCAAATCCGTCGCGCCAGTCCGACAGCGGCATGTAGTTGTCGATGCCGATGAAATCGATGTTCGCGTCCGACCAGAGAGGATCGAGGTGAAAGAAGACGTCGCCACTGCCGTCGCCGGGTTGGTGGCCAAAATACTCCGACCAGTCGGCTGCGTAGCTGATCTTGGTGCCCGGCCCGAGGATTGCACGGATGGCTGCAGCCAGATCGCGATAGGCCTGCACTGCCGGATAGGTCGTGGCCCCGCTGCGGATCGTGGTCAGACCGGGCATCTCGGTGCCGATCAGGAAAGCATCGACTCCGCCAGCCGCTTTGCAAAGCTGGGCGTAATGCAGCACCATGCGGCGCAGGCCCCACTCACCGACCGGGCCGGTCCAGGTGACCGCCTCGCCGGAAACGTTGAAGTTGGCAGGCGTCGCAGTGCCGAACAGGGCTGCAACCTGCGTGGCCGCCGTGGCGGTCTTGTCCACGGTCCCGGCATAATTGGCCGCCGGGGAACAGGTGATCCGGCCCCGCCACGGGAAGATGGGCTGACCGGTCGTGGCCGCGTTGTCGCTGTAGGGGTTCGGCAGCACGTTGCCGGGCGGCACATCCATCAGAATGAACGGATAAAAGGTGACGCGTAGTCCTCGCGCCTTCATTTCCCTGATTGCCTGCACCACAGCGAAGTCTGCAGGCGTGCCGCCATAAACAGGTCGGTCCTCGGCATCCCGGCTGACCAGAAAGGCACTGGTGCGGCTGACGCCGTTCACTGACCACGCCGACGGTGTCGTGGTCTTGGCTGCAACCTCGACGCCGGGGCGAACCTTGCAATTACCCGCGCGCAGGTCGTCGCCGAACCATGCCACCACCAGCGACACACTTTCCACCGCCGGTGCCATGGACTGCAAACGATCCAGCGCCACGACGATGTCGGCCGTGTCGGAAATGGCGTTCAGGTTCTCGGCAACAGTTGTCCCACCCACACCGGAGGATTTCTTGACCGGGGCGGTGGCGTAGCTGAATTCCCCCGAAGCTGGGATCAATGTCACGGCCTTTACCAGCCCCTCGGCGGTGTCCGGATCCGCGAGGGGCCGGAACACCTCAAAACTGATCTGCGGCAGGCGATTGCCAAAACCACTGAGGTTCAGTTCCTCAAACACAACATAGGCCGTGCCGCGATAGGCGGGGGTGTTGGCCGCGCCCATCTTGGCTGCAATGAAGGGATCGGGGCTTTGCGCCTCGTCGCCGGGATACCAGCGCCAGGTGACGCCGGTCATATCCATGGGCTTGCCGTCTGCCCAGACGCGGCCGATACCGGTGATCTCGCCCTCGCACAAAGCGACGGCGAAAGACGCATAGTAGAGATACTCGGTGCTCGTGACCTTCGGCCCGCTGCCCTTGCCGCCGCCTTGACTGGTGGTCTTGGTCTCCTCGCGAAAATCGGTGGCCCAGACGATGTTGCCGCCGATGCGCATCCGACCGAACAGGCGCGGGATCACTGCGCCTTCGGTCGAGGACGTGATGCGCAGGCTATCCAGTCGCGCGCCTTCGATGCGTTGAGCCGGGGCGAGGGACGACACGATCCAGTTGTCGACGACCGATCCGATGGTCGAGCCGATGAAGCCGCCGATGGCAGCACCAGAAAAGCCGAGGATGGCACCGCCAAAAGCGCCACCAATCGCGGAGCCGACGGCGCCGAGAACAAGAGTTGCCATGTGTGTGGTCTCAGCTTTCGGGGAACATGAAGGCGAAAGCGATGCGCCGCCGCCATGTCGGGGTCAGGATTTCTTCGACGACGCCAAGCCGTTCGTAGGAATGAATGAAGCGGTCAGGCGCGGTCAGGATCCCGACATGCTTGGCGATGGCGCGTGGGGCCATGCGGAACAGGACCAGCGCGCCGGGACCGACATCACTCATTGCAATCGGGATCAACATCGATGCGGCACCGTTCGCCAGCACCTCGTGCGGCCCTGTTTCGCCCCAATCCCGACTGTAGGGCGGGATCTGAAAAGGTTCGTCCCCGACCACGTCGCGCCAGACGCCGCGTGCCAGCCCGAGGCAGTCGCAGCCGACCCCGCGCAGACTCGCCTGATCGTGATAGGGCGTGCCCAGCCAGCTTCGCGCTGTGGCGACAACGAGGACGGGATCAGCGGTCATCACAACACGCCACCTTCATGCCCGCCGTCTTGGCTGGCATAGCGCAGAACTGCATCCTGCCCCGGGATGTTGGGAAACCCCCGGAAGTTGGCGGTGTTGGCGAACTTCGCCCCACAGGTGGCGATGCGCTTGTCGCAGCCCGCCCGCGCGATGAAGCTGTCGCCCTCGGCGATTGCACGCACTGGCGCTTCCAGCAGGGTCAGGGTCGCGATGGCATCGATCAATCCATGCGCCAGAACTTCGGTGATGCGCCCGGCATTGGCACCATTGGTCCAGGTGACCGTGCCGGATGTGAACCAAGCGGCTGCAAACCCAGCCAAGCCCGAGGCCATGAACGCACGGTCGCGCAACAGGTCCGTGACTACGCCCGAACCCATATAGACGGCGTTTTCCAGATTGATCCCACAGCGCGCGTCGCCCAGCGCCGCATCACAGCCCGTCTGAAACGTGCGTCCAACGGTCTGGCCCAGCACATGCGCCAAGGACCGAACTTCAGCCACGAAGGCCAAACGCCCGCGCCGGATTTGCCCCACCGCGCCTCGGCGCAGCAGCACCCGCTGGCTGGTGTCGGCCCAGTTCACTCGCCACAGTTCCACCGCAGCGTTATCCCAGCGCCCGTCGAGGATGTCGGTTTCGGCGATCCGATCCGAGGTCAGCACGCCGCTCGCGTCCTGCGCATCGACAGCAAGGTCAGAGCCAGACCTGATTTCAGAAGCCGCAAACCCACTTTCGGGTTCAAACTCGGTGCCATCGAAAGTCAACGCGCGATCATGATCAGTAAAGCCCAGCGCCAAGCCGTCTGCCCGCGAAATCCGCCAGCACCAGGACAGGGTGGTGGTGCCATCGTCCAGATGCGCCTGCAGCGCAGGGGAGAGGGATTTCATCTGCGGATCTCCAGCAGCGGGATGGAGGTGATCGAGCCCAGCCGTTCAATATCGAGAGTGACATCAAGCGTGTCGGTGTCGAAGCGGACGGGCACGTCGAATTCGAAGCCTGTCGTGATCGCAACGCCCGCGCCTGGAGGGGCAGCGAAAGAGACACTGCCGGTGGCGGTGTCGACGCTCCAGCCAGTCATCTGCTCGACCCCGCTCAGAGCGAGGCGGACTGTGCCTGCGACCGGTTTGGCGATGGCGCGGGTCCAGCTTTGCGCGCCGGAGGTGTAGCGTTTCAGCAGGCCGAAGGTGGTGACCGCACCATTTACGGTGCCGATGGGCTGGTCGGTCGGGGCCACGGCCTGCGACGGCAGGCAGGATTTGTAATCCGCCCAATCCTTGTAGCGGAACCCGTGCAGTCGGCCGTTGCGCGCCTCGAAGAAGGCGACGACCAAAGCCAGATCATCGGCGCGACGGATGCCGTAGGCCACGTCAAAGCGGCGACGCGAGTTGGCCCAGCTGGCATTGCGCTCCTCGTCGCCAGATGCCAGCTCGACAATCTGGGTGCGACGTTCCGGGCCACCGCGCGCGCCACGGCTGATGTTGTCGGGAAACCTGACGTCATGGAATGACATCACATGCCCCTCCGGCCGAGAGACACGGCGCGGGCGATGTCGGCCGCGACCTGTGTGCGGGATTGCCGGAAGCTTTCGGCGTCGCGCGCATTGATGGTGACGGAGATATTCGGGGCTGCACTTTGACCCTTGCCATAGCCAGCCGCTTCCCGGCGCGACAGAACCCGCTCACCCCGCTGCAGGATCGCCGGAACCTCGTCGGGTTTGATGCCTGCCCAGCCGCCCGAGTGCATGCGTGGTGCGCCCGCGAAGGCCATGGCTGGCACCATGCGTCCCGGGCCGGGCAATCCGACCGTGCCACCGCCATGCAGGACATCGGCGAACAATCCACCCGCACCGCCCAGAGCGCCTGAGAGGGCAGTGGCTATAGGACCGAGGATGAAGCGCCGCGCCGCCAGCTTGGCCAGATCGGCGATCATCGACGTGACGAGGTCGCGAAAATCCAGTTTGCCGGTCTTTACAAATGTGGCCACGGCATTCTCGGCGCTCTGGAATGCGCCGACCAGTGTCTGGCCGATATCGCCACCGATGTCGCGGGCCTTTGAAGCATAGTCGGCGAGTGCTGCGGTGACCGCACCCCAGCCGGATGCGGCCTGTTCCGCGCCCTCGGCCGCTGCCGCCCCGGCAGCGCGTGCGGCGGCTCCCGCAACCCCACCCCGCGCGCGCATCTGCTGATCGGGGTCTGTCATCGCCCCGCGCCGTGCGTTCGAGGCGGTAGCATTGATCGATCCGTCCTCAAACAGGACCAGCCGCCTGGTCTTGCGTGCTTTTTGCACCGCCCCGCGTGAGAGCCCTGAATGGTCTGCATAGGCGCGTTCAGACATACCTTCCATGGCGCGGTGATCATCCTCAACATATTGTATATAAACAGGAAAAGTGAATTATTTGAGTTGATTACACTCCGCGATAGAGCGATGCATGGTGTCAAGAAGCGGGTGCATCGTGCCCCGCCAGAACGCCGCTGGGAGGACTGATCATGGCCAAGCGCAAAACCACCCCTACACCCGAAGACGTCCGCGAGGCCTTGATCCTTGGGATCGCCCAACGCCGGTTCTTCATTGAAACGCTGGAGACCCGCAACCGCGACCGCCTCGATTTCCACGATGTCGCCGTCTGGGCGATCCATGTGGCACTTGAAGACGCCTTTGAAGCCGGACGCCGCGCAGGCTCTGCTGCCAAACCCCAATCCTGA